CTATTACAAGTATGTACTTTTTCGTCTTTGTTATTGATAGCCTGATCGCAGGTTGGACAAGTCGAATTTACAGAATAAAACTCGATGTCTTTCTCGAGTTTCTGAATATTCCCTTCGATCTTGGCTTCAAGGTTGTTTAGTTTTTGGAATCGTTTGCTAGTTACATCTTCATCGGCAGTTTCAGTGAATAAACTTTCAATTTCAGTTTCTTTTGTTGTTGCATCGTTTTCGAGAGAAGAGAGTGATGCTTTATTCTCTACGACTTCTTGTTTCTTTGCATCTACAATTTCTTTTGTATTCTTCTTGAGTTCGTCTAGATGTTTCTTGTGAAGTTCAATTTTGTCTTTGGTATTGTCAATTTGTATTTTTAATTGTGCTGCTTCGTCTTTCAGCCCATGCAGTTTATTCTTTACGATTACATTCATTGAAGAAAAGATCTGAATATCGAGCAGATCTTCAATGACAGTTCTACGGTCCGCCGCTGATAACTGCATGAACGGAGTAAAGTTCGTTGATCCAAGAATAACGATTTGCGTGAATGACTTGTAGTTCATCTTGAGAATTACTTTCTCAAGATAGTCTTGATAATCTTTTGCTTTGGCGTCTTGATTAAGCAGATCACCATTTACATAAATTTCAAAAACGTTTGGTTTGATTCCGCGAACAACTTTGTAATTAATTTTGCCAATCTTAAATTCAATCTCAACAACGCAATCTTTTTCGTTGATTGAGTTTACAAGTTGCGGCTTATTGATATTGCGAAATGGCTTACCAAACAAAGCAAATGTAATGGCATCCAAGAATGTAGATTTACCTGCACCATTCTCGCCAATGATAAGCGTGGTTGCATGTTCACCAAGATCAATCTCAGTGAATACATTTCCAGTGGAAAGAAAGTTCTTGTATCGAACTTTAGAAAAGAATATCACACGGTCTCCATGGATAATGCTTGATTGTAAACATCGCGCAGAACTGTCTTTATTTTATCTGATTCTACTGGCAATGTCAAGCCATCAACATACTTATTTAAGATTGTCATTGTATCTTCTGCTTGGTCAATGTCGACTTCAACATTGTCAGTGATCTCAGAGAAGTCTTCAACAACTGCAACTTCCAGCGGAGCAGCCTTTGTAATTGTATCAATTAGAGTATCAAACAAGAAAGAGTTATTACGCTTTTCTACGACAATCTTAAGAAACTTTCCGTTCAAGTATGAGTAGTCAGCATTGACAATATCATTGTAATACATTTCATCATCGTTGTACTTAATCTTATAGAACATCCTTTCAGGATTTGGAATGAATGTCAATTCACGAGTTTCTGTATCCAGAATATGAAAACCACGATCATCGTTATAGTCAGCCCAAGTCATTTCACCAGGAGTACCAACATAGACAATACTACCATTGTTGCTCTTGTGATGAAAGTGTCCAGACAAAACGAGATCATACTTGTTCAATACGCTTGGATCCATTCCATCATGACAGATATTGCCACGATCCATCTCAAAGCCAGCAAGTTCAAAGTGACCAAAGCATAGATGATTATCGCTGCGTTTGATGAAGTCAGCAATCTCTAATTCATTATCTTTACAAATCCAAGGAATGATATCAACCCCACTCCAAGCAACTGGCTTGTCGTAAAGAATTACATGATCCTTGTAATCTCTTAAAAGTAGATCAGGTGAATTGACTTCAAGAGTATTCTTGAAAAAGATATCGTGATTGCCAAGTAAAGTATGACAATGTATATCATGCTTTACCAGTTGATCAAAAAAGTAACGGCGGCAAAGAGCAAGAGACTGAAAAGAGATATACTTCCGACGATCAAATAAGTCACCCAGTTGAAATATGGTCCTAATTCCATGGTCCACCAAATACGGAAAAAACGTATTTAGATAGAAGTCTCGATAATGATTGTGGAATGCGATAGAGTCGCCGCGCATTCCGAAATGGGTATCACCCAGGATTGCTATCTTCATCTACAAACTTCTCCAGTCCAGCCTTCTTTGCCTTTTTAACTTTTCTTGCGTTCTCATAGTTTTGAATAAACTCAGAGATATTTTCATACAATTCAAATTGTCTGAACGTACCGTCTTCGTTTTCGTTTAATTCAAATTCATCAAGAATACCAGCAGTCTCTGTAGACTTGTATTTCACATACAACTGTTTCTTTTCTTTTTGAATGCGACGTAAGAATGCATAATATACTATTTGAGTGAAATAGGCAAATGGATTGCTTGATTTCGCTGGGTCAAAATTGTCAACGTACATCACGCAGTTTTCAATTGCATCCGCGACCATTTCATCGCGAAATGTATATGACAAAAAGTTTGGCTTATGCGAAAGATTCTCAGCGATCTTCATGAAGCATTCAGCAACATAGCGAGGGATCTGAGGCTTTGGTTGACCAAGTCTCTTTGCCTTGCGAATGGCGGTGCGATATGCAGTCATTTCCTTGAGGAAATCCTTGTTGTTAATATAATGATTTTTTGCCATAAATTAGTGTACTGGTCCTTTGTCTTTTTTTGCTAATGCTTCTAAAATTGATACAACGTTTTCTTGCATCTCTTCAACGTCTTCAACTTTTTTATTTTTAGTTTTTTTCTTTTGTGGGTTCTTTAGGTTATGTGTGTTGTTATAAAAGAAATCACTTACATACTCATACTGCTCATAAAACTCTGGTCGAACTGGAGCAGCAAATAGTATATCAGACATAGGAATCTCAACTTCTCTCAGTTCAATAACTGATTGAGGTAAGTATTCTTGCATTGCAAGAATTTGCCTACCTTCTTCAAAAAGAGTTTCAATCTCAATTCTAAGTGGCGTCTCAATAACTAAACACTCATCTTTATATGTCACATACCCAATTAAATCATCTGGAAAATTTTTAAGGCGAACAAAACGAAGTTCGCCTCTATTATAAACTACTGGATCTTCTGACATTAATTTATCCTTACATTATTGGTTGTGAAAGGAAATTTTTCTTCACTATAGATTTTCACTCGTTCCTCATAGTGCTTCAATGTGAAATTTGTATAAGGACCATAACGCAAATCATCAGCGATATCATAAAGCGTGGCAGCGTCTTTGTTCTCACCTAAACGCAGCACGCGACCAATGGATTGTAGAGAACGAATCTTACTCTTTGTTGGAGAAGAGAACACTATATTATGTAGGTTACGGATATTCACACCTGTTGAGAATGTGCCATAACTCGCTACAATGATCGCATCATTTTCCTGTTCAGTGATATGTCTCACTGCTTCGCGATCTTCTGCTTCAACCCCACCATGAATAAAGAATACTTTGCGATTACCACATCTCTCTTTAATCGATTCATATAGTATCTTACCGTGTTTTTCGACATAAGTAAATAAAATTAAACTATTGCCTTTTAAATTAATTGCAAGATCACATATAAAGTTATTTCGACCTTCGTGTTGAGTCAAAAAATTCATTTCATCTGGATATGAAAATCCTTTGATAGATTTGCAAACAACCTCTGGGTATTTCAACACAATGCATTTGATACTAAAGTTTGCGAGTTGTTTTCTTTCAATGAGTTCTTTAGTGCTAATGACTTTAAAAACAGGACCAAACAAACCCTCAAGAACTAATTTGTTTACCTTGCTATCATCCAGTGTACCAGTTGTGCCGATGCGCACATCACAATTGATGAGTTTAGTCATGATGCTTGTCAATGACTTGGCTTTAAATGTGTGAGCCTCGTCGCCGATGATAAAATCAAACTGAGCAAAATACTTCTTTGGCATCTCATAGATTGACTGCCAAGTAGAGATAACTAGATCTGAATCAGGGATTTTACTTTCACCACCAAAGATTTTTTGACAATACTTGTCTACATCCCAACCATTGTTGCTGGAATAGTTTTTAAAGTCAGAATGCATTTGAGTAACAAGATTGATTGTCGGCACAATCAACAATCCGCGCTTCTTGCCACTATTCAATAAGTGGCGAATCATCATATAGATGATTAACGATTTTCCTGATGCCGTGGGCGATATGAGTACAGTTCGCCGTTTTGTAAGTCCGACGCTAGATGCCAGTAACTGATAATCTCTTGGCTCCATTGGAAGGGAGAGAGCATTTGAAAGATTCTTTGTATCGATTGGATGAACTTCCCTGTTTTCATCGATGACCTCGAATGTGTAATTCTTTTGCTTGCAGAAAGTCTTTATATAGCCAACTAGTCCCGCATAAATTTGCTTCGTTCGTAAGTTGAGCAAACGAATTTTACCATCCCAGTGTCTGCTTTTAAATGCTGGGCTGAATTGATAGCCAGGAGTCGAAAAGGTGAAGAACTCAGACATCTCTTGAAGAATAGAATCTTCAGCATGCACTTGAACATAGATATTATCAACCTTTTCAACAGCGACATGGTCAATCATCGAGCACCCTGGATAAACTTCTCCCAACCCATATACTCTTTCAACTGCCAAGTGCGATTGTTAAGTTCTTTCATGACATTAGTGCAAAAGTTTGCAGCCTCTTCATGATAGGCTTTTTTTCTTTTCATCTTGTTTAAATCTTCATCGCCATCAAGATAAACTTGCATATCTGATTTAAGAGTAAATCGAAATGGTTCCCAACCAAGTTTATCTAACTCTTCTTGATCCAGTTTGCCACTGTAATACATCCACTTGAGTTTCTTTAGTTTGTCAAACTCTAATCCTGCTCGTTTTGCTGCAAGATTGTGCAGTGAAAGATATTTGTTATACTTGTTGTGGATCAATGGAATACGCAAGATCTCTTTGCCAGGTTCCGTAGTATCAACTTCGGAATCCTTTTCCCATTGCAACATTAATTCTTCAAGCGGAGGTGTTTCTAGTTTCATACATGGAATTATACATCAGCGCAACTCAAAAGACAAGTCAGTGCAATAGTTGTCTTACAATAATTGCACCAGTATAATGAGTATGTCTAGTTTGAACGAACTCTCAAGAATAACTATTAGATTCTTTCGTATTCGTAATAGGCAAAGCGAAATGTCGCGTCGGCGACAGCAATATTCTCTGCACTGTCCATAGAATTAAATAAGATTGTCGACACTGAAACTGGAAACAAATCAACAAACTTAACACGGAAGTTTGGATTGTTTTTGTTTGTGAACATTGTCATAATAGCACTTGAATATTGTGGTTTGTTTTTATCACGACCACGGATATATGGTGCCTTTGCTTGACGAGCAAGATCTACATACTCTTTAAAGTCTGTAGGAAAAGTAATTCCGCGAATCCAATCGTGCAGTTCTGTCCAAGCACGAAGATCTTCATCAACTAGAAATGTGATATTAAAAGTATCATATATCATTTT